GTTTTTCAATGGCCGTTGCCATGAGGCCATTGTCTGCCCGCTGCTTGAATGCCGCCAGCAAGCCCTCGTAAACGTCCTTAAAGACCTTATGGGTCTCGCCTCTCTGTTATACTTGACTCCGATATAGCCCAGTGCCACGTGGCAGGTTCTCAATGCTTCTTCCGGTGTCATGTCTTTGCCTCCGTTTCTGTGTCCTTCGGTAGTTCGGGGAGCGGCATCCAGTGCGTGACCGTGCAATCCACGGGATTGTTGTATATGTCGTCCGGTGTAAACTGCCGATTTTCCCACCAACCTTCAGGGACAAAGTAATCATCGTTTTCTTCACTGTACGTCCCGCAATTCTCCAACTCATACCAGTTCCACATGCTGTTTTGCGTCAGCATGGTTCCGTCCTCAAAAATCACGGGGCAGATGAAGCGGTAGCCGTTCCGCACACACACCGCCAGAACTTCGGTTTCCGGCTCCGGCAGCTTGTCTTTGACGCTGAACCAGCCCACCGGCGCAACGTCTGCGGCGGGCAATTCTTCAAGCAGCCCTGCGTACCACCCCGGATAGTGTGCATCTGGTTTCTCGGCAAGAAATGCCTGCATCGCCGCTTCTCGTTCTATGTATTCAGCCATTTAGCCTTCCTCAATACTTCGGGCATACCGCTATGCCGTTGCCAACGTTCCGGCTCTTTTCCAGCTCCGCAAGTCTGCGGTCAATGTCACCAAAAGCGCTGCTCATGCGCCGTTCGATGTTCTCTATACGTTCGTTGCGCCAACGCTCCTCGTCACGGTCGCACATCATCTTGTCAAACTGCGCCCTTTCTTCTGCTCTGGCTTTGTCAACTGCTTTTTCGATTGCTTCGTTATACTGCTTTTTTGTGATTATCATATTCTGTTTCCTTTCTCAGTTCTGTCTATGTATTCGGTGCTTGTCTCTATATCATCAAGCGTATACTGGCCGGGGAGAACGCCGTCCTCCATCCACCAATGAAATACATCGCGGCCTGTTGTCATGCGCCAGCCACTATAAAATTTGCCTCGCCGCTTGCGCTCTGCGAGCATACGCTCAAATGCGGCTATGTACAGCAGCATAAATTTTGGGTATCTCGCAAACTCGGCATAACGTGCTTTTCCCGCCATCGGGCAGCCAACGCAGCCGACGCGCTTCCAGCCCTCGCAGTACAGTGGGTTAACCTCTACCTTCTGTTCGCCGAGGTATGCCCACACATCGTCCTCCATCCAATCTACGATCGGATTGCAAATGCGTTTGCCCTTCAATTCGCATGATTCAAAAAGTCGCCGCGCGTCATCGTTATCGCAGTTGAGGAGCAACGTTTCGTCCCTGTTGCGCCGCAAGATTTCCAAGCTGTCGCGTCTCGCCTTGCGCGCAGGGCTTTCCGCCCACCGGACGCCGGTGACGATAAATCTTTCCTTCCCGTACTGCTCCTTGAGGACTTGGCAGCAATACCGTTGCACCCGTGTCGGCGGCATTAACTGTTGAGGTATCAGTGCCCACATGGAGGTACGCTCGCCTTTGTATGTGGGGTACGCGATAGTGTACTCGATGCCCTTGCCCTCGTATTCTTTCGCTCTCTTGCGGACGTGGTACACGGTTTCGGGCGCGTCCGCTGTGGTGTGGTTATGCACGATCTCAAACGGGATTCCGGCGTTTTCGGCGAGGCGGCATATCACCGCAGAGTCTTTGCCTCCGGAGTCTGTAAGCATAAGCGGCTGCTTATACAGGCGCAGCGACATATCCGACGCGAGGCGCAGCCGCTCCATCGCTGTATGTTCTTTATCCATTCGTCCTCGCACCTCCACCCCACTGTTCAGCCATCGCCTCAGCTATGCCGGGGAATGTTTTCGAGCGTTCTTTTGCATCTGCTCCGCGTCGCGCCGCGCCGTATTTGCTCTTGTCCTTGCGCCCGGTGCCCGACGGCACATAGGGCGCTACCGGCTCCGTAACGTTCGTCGGCGTTAGCGGCGGCAGATTGCGGAGCCACAGGCGCGTTTTCTTAGTGTATGGGTGCCCGAACTGGTACGGTTGGATTTCCTGTGTGTGCTCCGGCATATCAAAAATCTTCGATGATACGGGGTTCTCGACTGCGACACGCGGAATGTCGGCGTTGAGGAACGCCAAGAAAAACGCTTTCGCTGCAAGCCCCTTGCGGTATCTCTCCAGATCCAACTGCCCTTTGTGAGGGTATAACCTGCACGCGCCGGCGTTTGATAGATAAGTGCAGGGCGGATGCGCAATCAGCAAGTCCCATTTGCAATATCATGGCGCACTCCGTCGCAGGTGGTGATAGTTCCGCCCCGTATGGCTTCGAGCGCGTCACCCTTGATATGCCATTCTGGATGACCGCCGGAGCAGTCCTGTATATCGCAGCTGTACGCCTCATGCCCACGCCCCCTAAACGCGATGCACACTCTCTGCGACTCCTCGCAGGCTATTAGTACCTTCATTTCGCCCTCCTCTTCGCCAGAATCTTGCCCATAATGCCCGCCTCTTCCAGCGGTACCTCGCGGATAACCAGCGCTTTCGGGGCGCGGACTTTGCCGGTTTTATACAGCGGCACGACTATCTCGTCTGCGTCGGCCTCAAGCTCCAGCAGCGCTATATCGTCCCAGTCTCGCCCATACGCAGCAGACCGCCCCAGCGTCGCCATGTGTATTCCCCGCCCGCAATCTTTCTCGGGGTCGGTGGTGAACCCATTTGCCTCGGCGACCGCGCCGATGGTGTATATAAAATCGTTATCCCAATCGGCAACGTATTTGCCATCGCGTTTATGTACGGCCTTATACAGTCTGATTTTGCCGTCGGTTATGGTGATACCGTTTGCCGACGCCCAATCGGTGATATTGTCGGGGTTGTACACAATGCGGGCGTTGCCGGAGACCTTTATGTTGCCTCGTCTATGCGCGTCAACAACTTGGCTGTTGCCCTTCGCCACGACGGAGCTGTTGCCATCCGCCCAGACGGAGCTGTTGCCCTTCGCCCAGATGGAGCTGTTGTCATGCGCCCAGACGGAGCTGTTGTCATACGTATAGATGGAGCTGTTGCCCTTCGCCCAGACGGAGCTGTTGCCCTTCGCCCAGATGGAGCTGTTGTCATGCGCCTCGACGGAGCTGTTGTCATGCGCCCAGACGGAGCTGTTGTCATGCGCCCAGACGGAGCTGTTGTCATACGTATAGATGGAGCTGTTGCCCTTCGCCCAGACGGAGCTGTTGCCCTTCGCCCAGACGGAGCTGTTGCCATCCGCCCAGACGGAGCTGTTGTCATGCGCCCAGACGGAGCTGTTGTCATGCGCCTCGACGGAGCTGTTGTCATGCGCCCAGACGGAGCTGTTGTCATGCGCCTCGACGGAGCTGTTGTCATGCGCCTCGACGGAGCGCAGATACTTTTTGTTCACGACTGCGCGCTTGTCCGGTGTGCCAAACTTTATGATGATTCTGCCGTTGTAATCTACGGGTATTGCGTCAAGCTCTGCCTGACTTGTAACTATTTTCTCGTTCATATGTGTTCTCCTTAAATTTTCTCCAAGATGTCCTTCAGCTCGCCCATGTCGATCTGCTCCACGGGGCGGGCTTCGTATTCGGCGCGGGAAACGACGCGGTTGCGCGAGCTGGGAAGAGGCGGAAGCCCCCAGCGGTTACGGCTGCATTTCCGGATGGTAAGCGCCCAATCGCGCCAGCCGTTGCGGTTATGCGTCGCCTGCGCGCTCTCGTCCACGTACTGGATGCAGCGGGCAAGCTCCGCTTCGCCGAGTTCCGCTTCCAAGGCGGCGAACTCCTCGTCAGTCAGCTTGACCCATTTGTATTTCCCATGCGAGCGGCGCGCCTCGCGCGCATTCTCTTTCGTATTCGGATTCTCTTTTGGATTCGTATTTGGATTCGTATTCTCTTTGGATTCAGGCGGTGACTCACCGTGACTCACGGTGGATGACGGTGGGTCAGCGAGTTCGGGTGCGGGGAAGCGGGATTTCTTGGTTTGGATTCTCTGGTGCGACTCCCATGTTGGGAAGTATAGGTAGGGCTTTCCGTCTACTTTGTAGAGGCCAACGCAGCCTATACCCGCCAAAGCTCTCAGAGCGGCATCTATGTCCGTGACCGTTATTCTGTCCCGCAGGGGGAAGCAAGACCCTTTTATTATCGCGGGTCTTGCGTCACCCCGACCGAAGTCATCCACATACGTAATCAACGAAATCCAGAGACGGAACTGGAAGTCCGTCATCTTATTCACATCTTCCGAGCTGTGAATACTTTCCTTGATTATCCTATTTGGCATATCGCACCGCCTTTACAGACGGCAGACTGCCGTTATGCGGTCTGCTCATGGTTCATGCGTCGTGAAGGATCTCTTCAACGTCTGCGATGGTGCGGGTGAGTTCCTTTACCCGCTTTTCGAGCGCTTCACGAGCTGAACGCTCGACATCGAGCTTCCTTTTCAGCTCGGCGACCTCACGGGCAGCGCCGAAGAGGGCTTTTGCACTGGCTTCATAGCGTTCCTGAAGCTTACGGAAGGTTTTATTCGTTACCATTTTCATTTTCCTTTCTGTCGTTTATCAAAAGGGAAAGGGCAACTCTCCGAGGGAGTCATCGGGCAGCTCATCGAAGCCCTCGGCGGAGACGTCCTGCGCCTTATATGCGGGGTATGACATGGTGGGAGTTATGCGGGCATTGACGTTTACTTCGTCGCGCCAGTTGCCGCGCGGGTCTTTGCGGGATGTGAACTTGACGGACTGGATATCATCGACGCGGAAGCTGCCGCCCTCGGTGACGCCGGAGGGCGAATTGGTCGGCCAGATGGTGATCTGCTTGCGGCCTTTGCCCTCCTCCTGAACTACGACAAGCTCGTAATTATCCCCGGAGCGGGCGCGGACGGCGGAATAGGTCTCGCCGGTTTTCAGCTCAATCGGCATTTGCTTCGCCTCCTTCATCAGCTCCCGCGAGGGCGGAGAGCTTTTCACAGATGGACTCATAATCCTTCTGCCTTATGTCCTTGGTGCTGGCAAAGCCCATGGCGATGATGCGCTGCTTGGCCTGTCCGGAGGTCAGCCCTGCCTCTCCTGCGATGGCGTAAAGGCGCATGATCTGCTTCTTTGTGATGGGGCTTTCGGGGTCGGTCGGGGAGATGACGGCCTCGGCGTTCTGCATGAAGTCCTCGTTCTCCATATCCTGAGAGAACATACCGGAGCAGCCTGAGAGGGCGATTGCCGCGCCGACAAGGGCGCGCTTCTGCGCCATTTTGAGAGTGCCGTTCGCGGCATCCCACGGAGAATTGAAGCCGTTGCGCTTCTCGCTGGTATTCGCGGAGCCGTAAGACGAGGTGATGATGTACTCGGTGCCGTCGATGATCTTGACGAGATCACAGCGGACGGCATAATAGAACAGGGGGTCTTTGCCGATCTGCTCGATCTTGCTTTCGATGGTGTAATGCTGGGTGAGGCCGTAGGCAAGGGCGATCTTCTCCGCGCCGGGCTTATAAAGGCTCGGCTTTTTTGTTTTCGGAATGACGCCGAAGTCTACGTCACGCTCCAGCTTTACGGGAGGGAGAGCGGGGTTTGCGGTGACGAGGTAATTCTTGCCCTTGGGGGCGATGCTTGCGGGCGGCGGGGTAAAGCTGTACGCCGCAAGCGCGGTAGTTTCGTTCATTCATATCCTCCTATGAGTTTGGTTATTTTCAGGAGCCGGTCAAAGACCTCGGCGGGGTCGGCTCCGCGAAAATGCTTTTGGACTATCTGCTGCTGGGAGAGGACGCGGAAGGAGCCGTCGCGCCGGAGCTGTACGCCGATGCGCCTTGAAGGGTGGACGGCGGGAAGGGCGGGGGACTCCGCGCCGAGGTAGCCTTGCAGCTGAAGCGCGAGGGCTATCTGGGAGAGCCTGTCCATGTCTGTGGTCGTCTTTAGATCCACAATGCACGGGCGGCCTTGGATAGTGCCGAAGCGGTCGAGCGTTCCGGCGTAATCCTCGGTATACACGGACTGCTCAATCATCGACCAGTCGGGACGGTAGGTATCGAGGAAGGCGAGGTAAGCCCTGACGTAGCCCGCGAGAGCGGGGTCAACATCCAGCTCCGCCAGGTGTACGCCGTAGTCGATACACTGGCAATACTCATGGATGAGGGAGCCGCGGCGCGCCGCCTGCGCGACAAGAGCGGAGTTCACGCTGCCGTATTTGACGGCGGTGACGGGGGCGCATATCTCCGTGACGGAGGGGACGCGGCAGCCGTCGAGCGTATAGGTATGTGTATCGGGATCAAATAACAATCTCTTCGCCATGGCAAACGCGGAAGCCGCAATACTGGGCTATCTGGTCGAACGAGGTGTCGAGCGCGCTCTCGATGCTCTCACGGGCACAGGCTGCGCAGACGCAGCCCTCCTCACCCTCGTAATACTTATCCTCGAGCGCTTCGCCGCAGACGTCACAGACGCGGCAGTCGGTATCTTCGGGCGGCTGCCCTGCGGCGGTAAGGGTTACGTCAAGATTGCGGTCGAGCCAATTCTGCATAAGTTTCGTTCCTTTCCCGATATGGTAGATTACGGCGCGTCTGACGGTGGGGAAGTTCCCGAGGGGCAAGGGGAGGTAGCGGGTGCAGTTTTCATCCGGCGCACAGCCGCGGCGTTTATGTGTGATATAGCAGAAATCGCAGGTCTGAGTCCTTGCGCAGAACCAGATGCAGGTCTCATGTCCGGGGCAGAGGTTTGGATTACGCCAACGAAGATATCTCATGCCCGTATATCCTCCCGCAGGTCGGCGGCGTCCAGCTTGAAGAAGCGGTAGAGCCGTTTTATCTGGCCGAGCGGCCAAGCGTCGGTATGCTTGGCGAGCATACGGGACAGGGTGGCGACACTGACGCCCAGGGCGGCGGCCATTGCCTCAAGCGAGGTATCGGTGGCGTCCTTGCGTTCAAGGATCGTCGCCTTTATGGGGTCGCGCTTCGGGGCGGCGAGCTTATCAAAGCGGGTGCGCGGCATTACTTATCCACCTCCGCAGAAACGGTGATGATCTTCGCGGCCAGAGGCAGGCAGAGGACGCAGAGGACGGCGAGGGTCAGAATCTCATTATTGAACAGTACGCAGAGGGCAAGCGCGGGGACTATGTATTTCTTCACGGGGTATCATCCTTTCATTTGGAAATTTGCACATGGCCTGTCACGGCCTGGCAGCGGTAGCAATACATATGCTTCTTATGGCCTTTTGAGGTAGCGCGGGAATACTTGGGGATAACGGCGGTCGTGCCGCATTTCATGCAGCGGAACACGCGCCAGAACACATGCCGCCTACGCATGGCGGGGCGAGGTCTTAGTTGATCTCATAATCTCTCCTTTCCTGAGTGAAATCTCATAAATATGAGATTTCAAGTTGACAGGCCGGAGGAGGCGGTATAGAATGGAAGCGCCAACAACCAATCGCATACTGCCTCCGGGCACTGCCTTTGCTCCGGCTTTACTGCCGGGGCGGGGTGGGTTTTATGCCGGTATCCATGACGGCGAAACCAAGTTCAGATTTTGAAACGGGCGAAATCTGAATAAGGAGGTAACCGGAATGGTGAAGATACTCCGTTACGGTAAGGCTTGGAAGCTGATAATAAAGCTCGGCCGCCGTACATGGACGCACTCGAACCGCTACGCAAAGTGGTTTGAATGACCGGCGGGTAAAGGGAAGCAAGCTTCCCTTTACTTGCATGGTTATTATATCTCAATATTACGTAGATTTCAATCTAAAATCTCAATAATTCATAGATTTGGAAGTAAAAACAAAAGCACAGTAGTAAAACTGTGCAAATTTAACAAAAAGGGAGAAAAAATATATGGAGAGGTTTCTGGCATGGGTAGTTACGGCAATGTTCTCTTGGTTCTTCCGCCTCGTTGCTGTGCCTATTTTTACGTTAGCATTCCGCATCGGGGATAAAGTTTATTTCCACAGTGAAGCGTTATTCTGGGTAATTGTCTTTTTGGAAGGTTCAACGATACTTGGACTGCTGGTAACCGGAATAGTTTTCGGATGCAATTTCGTTGTAAAAGCATCGCAGAAGATGTGCAGAAGTGTAAAAGGCACAAGATATACGGTTATCGGTATTGTATGTATTGCGAATTATGCCCTGCTGCTGTTCGGCGCAGCCGAGGGGGTTGCCAAAGTTCCTACGGCGCATATCTGCGCTTACATTGCATGTATTTTTTACAACATCGCGTTAATCGTGATTGGCCGAACCCAAGCCAAAGAGGATAGAGAAGCAAACCCGGAAGAAGAAAAGACGAAGGCCAGTAGCCCGGTGCAGGCGCCTGGGGGCACATATAGTGTGAAAAATGAATTTGTAGATTCTTTATTGTCTGACAATCCTATGCTCACCAGAGCGGAGGCAGAGAACTTTTACCATGTCATTATGGTTGACCGGGCGAGAGGGAAAGAAGCGGCAATTGCGAGCTTTTCAGACATGGTTCACAAAATTGCCGAGGGGGACTTGCTCCGCGCGACCTTCGTTGTCTCGTACCTGTGCGGTGCGCTGGCTGCTTGCGAAGTTTTGACAAAAGAAGAGTCTGACTCACTATCTGAGAAATATAGAAATGCATTACTTGACTTATTGGAACAAGAACGGAAGGAAGAGCAAACACAAGCATGACAAGGTTTTTTGAGCAATACACGAAGCTGTGCAAAGAGCGCAGCATGAGCGCGAACGGCGTGGCGAAGGAAATAGGCTTGCCTTCGTCGTCCGTGACGTATTGGAAGCGGGGGAGCCTCCCCCAACAAAAGACGCTAGAAAGAGTAGCTGAGTATTTCGGCGTGTCCACGGACTATCTGCTCGGCTACACCGACGAGAAAGAAAAGACGGTGAGTGCCCGCGCGGAGCTGGACAAGCTCATTGACGGGATGGGGCGCGACGAGCTGATAGACTTCATCGCAAAGGCTACGGAAAAGCTGCGCGAACAAAAATAAGCCCCGCCGAAGCGGGGCTTTAGACGAGCCGGTCAGACATCTGCTTATTCCGAGTTCATAGATTTAACGGGGAAATCTATAATAAGGAGGAAGCTGAATGTTCAAGATATTCAGACGCCGTATTCGGGTACGTTTCGTACTTCGGAACGGCAAATATCTGGCCATTGCGAACAGGTACACAAGAAACCTGTTCCGGTGATCGGGTGGAGCGGCGGCGTTACTCCGCCGCTCTGCGGCTCGTCCGGTCAGCGATTAATAAGGGACAGTATCTCCGCCGCCTGTTCTTCTGTCATGGCGGCGACAAGTGCGCGGGCTTCTGCTCTGAGGTCGTCAAGTTCGGGTTCTGTATTTTCCATCTTGCCCTCCTATGCAATATCCCAACGGGATATTTCCGCGTGTTTTTTATCTTGCGTATAGCATAACAGGTTTAAGTGAACAAGTCAAGTATAACCGAATAAATTTCTATATGCCAAATTTTGTACTGCGATTTCCAGCTCCTATGCGGGGGCTAATTACAAGGTATCATGCAGACGCGGGGAAAGCAAGAAACAAGTTTGAATTAACGGCGGTCAGTTTTGCCGCCGTTTTTGCACAGGGATATATCAAATTCGAAAAGGGGGAAGAACATGTGCTTGAACCATGCGAGATAATGGAACGAGTACGGGAACTGGTGGACGGCAGCGGGCTGACGGTTCCAGAGATCGCAAGAATTTGCGGCGAGCCTGAACAGAAGATCCGGCGGGTGCTGGCCGACGGGAAAAGCCCGGCGTTCGCGCCGCTGTGCGGTATCATCACGGCCTGCGGCGGCAGCGTTGACGAGATCATAGGCGCCGCTCCGACGGAAAAGGCCGCGCCGGTGAACGATGCGCTTGTTATTCAGCTTCGCGCCGATCTGCGGCACGAGCGGAAGAGAAACAGCCTGGGGTGGGTACTGTTCGCAGTGGTCGCGTTTATTGCAATAGGCGTTCTGATATACGACATCGCAAACCCGCAGTTCGGCTTGGTGCGATACAACATCCAGCAGGAGGCGGCGCGAATACGCGAAACAGCGTCGCACACGCCGATTAGTGCAGCCCGGCACTGGGCATGTGAATTTATACTCTGACACGCGCAAAACGCCGCAGAACGCGACAGGCACGGTTAAACAGGAGGAAACAAAGAAATGAAGTGCAAGCAATGCGGCAGGGAGATACCGGAGGCCGCTATTTACTGCTGCTGGTGCGGCGTGAAGCAGCTCAGGGAGCGCAGAAAGAAGGACGCTATAAAAGTGCCGAAGCCGCGGAAGCTCCGTTCCGGCGCGTGGAACATCGAACTGCGCGCCGAGGGGCAGAGCATAACCGAAGCAACGGCGGAGCTATGCGAGGCGAAAGCGCGGGCAATCCGCGCCGGGTTTATCGAGGCAAAGAAAGCCGCGCCGAAGATGACCGTTGACGCCGCGCTTGAAGCCTACATCAAGAGCCGCGAGTTACTGTCGCCGTCCACGCTGCGAGGATATGAGGCAATCCGCCGGACGCGCTTCCGGGCGATAAGCAACAAGGATATAAATGCGGTGGACTGGCAGAATGCCATAAATGCCGAGGCGAAGCTATGCTCGCCGAAGACACTTAAAAATGCGTGGGGGCTGTTTTCTTCGGCGCTGAAGTCTGCGGGAGTTGATCCGGGCGAGGTAACGCTGGCACAGGTGGCAAGCAAGGATTTGCCTTGGCTCGACTATGAGCAGATAAAGACGTTTTTGGAGGCGGTCAAGTATGAGCCTTGCGAGCTGGGCGCGCTGCTGGCGCTTCATTCACTGCGGCGGTCGGAAATCTATGCGCTGACGGCGGCAGATGTTGACCTTGCAAAGGGCTTGATCCGCGTCGAAGGCGCGGCGGTGCTTGATGCTGATAACAACCTGACGCAAAAGGACACCAACAAAAACGAAACATCGCGCCGGGCTGTGCCGATTATGATACCGCGACTGCGCGAGATTTTGCCGGGGGCTATGGCGGCGGCCGACGGCGGGGCACTGGTACGGGGCAATGTTAACACGTTGTATAATCAGGTTAACCGGATTTGTGACGCCGCGGGGCTCCCTCGTGCCGGCGTCCACGGCTTGCGGCGGTCGTTTGCGTCGCTGGCGTATCATCTGCGATGGTCGGAGCTTGAGACGATGCGGGTTGGCGGATGGTCAGATTTTAATACTATGCGCAAAATTTATACCAAGCTTGCCGAACAAGATAAGAGCGCGGCGGCGCAGAAGATGGAGCAGTTTTATTCCGCAGAAGAGCAGGACGAGGAAGCCGAAAAGCGTTCGTAAATCCGTTCGTAAAATCGCATGTTAAAATGCGATTTGAAGCTATCAGAATTGACAGGGGAACATCACATTTGAAAGCGGGGAAAAGCCCGAAAAGCATTGAAAAACAAGAAAAATCCCGCAATCTCAATGACTGCGGGATTTGCAAAATATGGTGCGCGAGGCGGGACTTGAACCCATATTTTAAAGCATATAAGTGCTGAAAAACAAAGGGAAAATTCCGGCGTTCGGAAAAGCGTTCGTAAAATCAAAAGATTCGCTTTGCATATTCGAGCATCCAGGCACCCTGCTGCTGCAAGGTCAGGCACTTTTCAAAGTCTCGGCGCATAGTCTCAAGATCTATTCGTTCAAACAATTCGCCGATTTCTTTGTCAATCTCCGGTGTGGCCTTGTGCATCGCATGGAGTTTCTGCACATACTGGCTCGCAAGCCGGAGAGGGAAGCGCTGGGCTTCTGCGATGTCCGCTTCATTGCGGGATTTTGTCGCCGTATAGCAGATAGCAAATATACCGGCTGCGGCCTTGATCTCATCGTTTGTCATGGTTGTTCCTCCTTCCGCGCCGAGGGAGGCGAGCAGCACATCCTCGACATAATTTGTGATACTGCGGTTTTTGCTTGCGGCGGCTTCCGCGAGCCGCGCTTTGACTTCCGGCGTGATCCGGATGTACAGACGTTCGGTTTTTCCTGCCATATGATATCTCCTTATTCGATGGGGGCTCCTGTGAGCTCCTGTAGCATCTGTTTTGCGCGGGCATAGCGGGCGGAGTCGATGATGTCTGGTACGTAGCCGTACCCGCCCTCGTTATACACGTCGTTCCAGCGCTTGCAGCGGCGGGCGGCTTCTTCCGGCGTCGGAATATCCGGCTGCCGTTCGGCTTTGCGGATAACATTTTGGTACCACTCAATATCTTCTTGACGCTCCTTCGCTTTCTTTTCGGCTTCCCGTTGGGCGTTCAGACTTACAACCCAATCCCATTCCTCGTCGGAGATCTCGTAGCACCGGTTGTAACAACCAAGGAGCGCCCAGTAATCGCGGGTCTTCCATTCTGCCGGGATGTCCCAGTATTTGACGTAGGGGACAGGCACACGGTTACCAGTGCCAAAAATCAGGCCGTCAGCCCATGCCGCGCAATGTTGCGCCTTCTCCTCTTCGGTCGGAAGCCGGACTTCGACCAATTCGTTGGGGTACGAACCAAACTCTGCGAATACTTTCATTTTTTTGCTCCTCCTTTTGCTATCTTGGCTGGATTGTACGCCTTTTGTGCGTACAAGTCAATAGGCAAGGCACACAAAAGGCGTATTCAAAATTTGTGCGGATCGACAAGCGTACAGGGGCTAGCGTTCCCATGCTTTACGCTCTATATCCTTCACCGCCTCGATGCCGGGGCGGGCTTTTTTTATCTCCTCGAACCGCTTTATTGCGGCGTGGCGCTCCTTGCCGGGGAACACTTCCGTTTCCGTCTCGGTCTCCGTCCCGTCGGCGTATGTGGTGATATGCCGAATATAATACTTGATGCCGCTGTATCCGTTATACCGTTCGAGCTTCACGCGGTCTTTGCTGGGCATTGTGGCAAGGGCGTTATATCTGGCGGCGAGGTCTTGCCGGTACTCTATAAGCTGCGTTGCCAGGTGCTTGCACTCTGCGATCAGCTCCGCGGCGCGGCGGTCATAGTCCCTGATTTTATCGAAGCTGTCGCAGGCTTCAGGGCGCTTCAGGTATCCCCAAATCCTTATTTCGGCTTCACGGCTGGGACTGCCGTAACGGGTGAACAGCTCGTCTTTATAGCTCATCTTGTCACCTCCTGAATTACCCGAAAAGATACGTCCCATTGCGCTTGTAGCACTCGTTCCAAAATGCGGCGGTTTCTTCCGCCTGCTTTCTGCGCGGAAAAGCGTTTGCAGACTTCAGCCCACCAATAGCGGACAGTGCTGACAATATGCTTTCATCCGAGCTGACCCGCAGCACGTCGGCGTAATGGCCGGGGCGGTATTCATCGGCCTTTCGTGCTGTGAATGTCGTTTCGTTTTTGTCCTGCTCTGCGGTATAGGCAATGTAAATATAGCTCTTCATGTCAATTCCTTTCTGCCCTCGTGACCTCCGGGGCGGGTGGTTTTATGCTTCTCGGCGGTAAATGTTTGCCGCGCAGCCGTTTTCATCCAAGGTCTTGTACGCTTCAACAAACAACCAGTACCCCGGATTGAGGGGGCTAACGTTGCGGTCGGTAGCTCGGCCGGAAACGGAGATTACAGGCCGTTCCCAATCGTTGTAATACGTCGCTTCAGCCTCCTTGATCTCGTCGAAGAAGCGGATGTTTAGAGCTTCTTCTATTGCGCGGACTGTCTCACGGGCGATGCTTTCAAGCTCCGGTTTCTGCTCTTTTGCAAACGCCTTTACCGACTTGATGTCTTTCGCGGCGATAAACTCGGAATATGCAACTTTAATCTTCACTGTCGAATCTCCTTTCTTTCAGCGGGGGACGGCTCACGCCGTCGCCCCTATTCTTTCATAGCCGCTGGACTCGCGCCCGGCGCGGTCTATTATCTGGCTGCCGTACTTGCTGCGTATCTCGCCCATGCTCCGACCGCCGCGCCGCCAGCCGTGCGAGTCCTCAGCGTGACGCCAATACCAGAGCTTTTTATTATTGCTCCAACGGCACCCGGCAGCCTTCAGCGCCTCTTTATGCTCGCGGGTATTGCCGCCGATCCACAGCCAGCACCCGCACAGCTCTATTTCGAGGCCGTCGAGCTTCAAAAGCGTTTCGATGATGTCGCGGAACTCTTCCGGGCTTTCGGTCGTCTGGTGCTCCGCGTCGTGCGTCGCGTTCCAGCCGTGCTTCAGCTGCTCGAAGATTTCGTCATGCTCGGCGTTTATGGCCTTCATTGTTTCTGTGTCGCCGCCGCGGTCGGGGTGGTACTGCATAGCCAAGCGGCGGTACTGCTTCTTGAGTTCGTCAAAGCTGCTGACGTTAGTAAAGTATTTCATGCGGTTCGTGTCCTTTCTTTGCAAAGGTACTAACTTAGTACCCGCTATTTAAAAGGCTGAAAACTCAGCCTTTATGAATTTGGTTTTCAAGCGCGTTCCTGAAGATTTCTGTCGTCCCTTGCAATGACTTGTTCGCGTCAATGTATTCTATCAACTCGGAATCTTCATCTTTACGCAAGTACACTTGATAACGCTTGTATGTCTTCGCGTTCCAAGCGGCCTTCTGGTCTGTCGTTCCTGCCGTTGTTCTCGCTCCTTTACAAGGAGGGGAAGCGGTTTCCCGCCGCCCCTCGCCGGTTTACTGATCTGCGCCGGTGACGTATGCGTCCATAAGCGCCTTGATTTCTTCGACGGTGTAGGTCTTGCCCTCTTCGCTCTGGTCGAGAATCTTCTGGAGGTCGTAAACGGTCGCCTTTCTCACAATTGCGATTTCTTCCTTGCTCGGCATCTTGTAGCCTCCTTTGCTTTCGTTTTTGTGTTGTCCCTTGGGACGCCTCCAAGATACACTAAGTTAGTACCCCTGTCAAGCCCTCTTTTGCACGTTTGGAGATATGCACAAAAACAAAGCTTGTAAATTGTGCATTATGCGAGAGTGACCCACCGCGCGTATCTGGTTGTTATCTATTCGTTATCCTGTGCGGGATTATATATATTATGCAGGGGATCGCAGGCCGAGCCGCGCCCCGGAGGGGATATATATTGCTCTCTTCAGATATGCACGGGGGATATATTATATACTAGATATATACAAGAGAATATATAGAGAGAGGGGGAGCGAGGATATATAAATTATACGGGGAGGTCGCGCGCGCGGGAGGGCAGGCGTTGACATTTTGGGCGCGTTTTCGGTAGTTGTGACAAGTGCACAAAGTTTTTGCTTGACGTTTGTGCATTGTGGCGATATATTGGGAGCGAGAAGGCAAAGAGCGGCGCGAAGTTCGCACAATACCTATTATGCGAACCAAAGTGCTAGACAAAATGCCTGAAGTGTATAAAAGAGAGTGCCGCCTGTGTGCCTGGCTGTGCTTGTGTGCTTGTGCGTGGTGTTCCGGCTGTTTATGTCTGCCTGTTATCATTCAATCAGGCGGGCGGGCGGCGCAGGCTGGGCGCGGGGCAATAAGGCAGGGCGGGCGCGGTGTGCGTGTGCCTTCGGATGCAGGCGTTTCCGGCTTGGCTACCCTCCAGGGGTGGCGGAAAAAGGGCGGGTACGCGCGCCGAGAGGGGCGTATATATACCACACACGTTTCAGAGGAGCTTCCCGAAACGGGGTGGGGTAGGAGAAAACAGGGGGTAGGGTCTTTGGAAAAGGCGGCGAGAAAAAATTATAAGCCCTCTGCGGAAGCGCTGGTTGAGGACGGATGGATCATGTGTCCGAAATGCAGGGCGAAGCTCGGACGGGCTGAGTATGGCGCGGTAGGCAAGGGGATAGTTCTCTATTGCCGAGGGCGTGACTGCAAGATGCCGGTGCGTGTAAAATTGTGACGTAGGCTGCGGGGGAGTCTTTCTTCCTTTCACTTTCCCGCACTGCGGAGGGGCGGACAATGCCGCCCCTTGTATAAGCTGGTGTAGCTCAATGGAAGAGCGGCTGCTTCGTAAGCAGCGGGTTGAGGGTTCAAGTCCTTTTGCCAGCTCCATATAGCTTTATAGCTCAGTTGGCAGAGCGCCGCGACTATCTGCGGAGACACCGGTTCGAGTCCGGTTAGAGCTTCCCGCCGGCGGTTGAGCGTGAGAAACCGCGAGGAGCTGTCCCTCATAAAAACAGTTTGACTTGCTCGGAGCCTCTGGCCAGCGGTACAAGCAAAGGGCAAGGCTATCCGAAAGGCGTGAAGTCCTTCGCCTTGCACGGACGGCATTTCGATTTGGTCACGCGATGCGGTTCGATTTCAGAGGCAGTTATACCGCAGCACAGCGGATGCGGGCGTGTGACCGATGCACGTTTCCTCTGTGCGTTTATATAGCAGAGAGTGCTGGTGCTCCTCCGGGGCTCATACTTCCGGCTACGTCGGTTCGATTCCGGCCTCTGCTACCACACGCGACATAGGTTCGTGCTCTCCTTTCTATCAAGAAGCGGCGCCGTAGGAAGCCGCTCCGCACAGCGCAGCTGCTGCGGCTCCGTCTGGAATGACGGCGGGCAAATAAGAGCTGGCAGTGAGGCTATAAGCCGCCAGCCGAACAGGCCGTGAGCCATTGACGAAGCATTGGAAAGTGCTTTGCCGGTGGCTCACTTTCTTTTCAGGGAGATAAGCGGTTGAAGAAGAAAGCGTCCGGAAATGTAAATATTGAGTGGGATCCGGGCGAGGTCAACCCGAAGCAGAAAGAATTCCTCGACAGCCACACACTGTTCACCTGTTACGGCGGAGCAAAGGGCGGCGGCAAGACGCATATCGTCAGGATAAAGGCGATAGGCGCGGCGCTGGTGGGCTATCCGGGGATAAAGATACTCATAATGCGAAAGACGTATAACGAGCTGGAGGAAAACCACATCCGGCCGATACTGCGCATGGTGAGTCCGGAGCTGTTCAGCTACAACAACACATCGCACTTGATGACCTTTGAAAACGGGTCAACTATCAAGTTCGGCCATTGGAGCGGAGAAGAGAGCTTCAACGAGTACAACGGCCTTGAATACGACTGGATTTTCATAGACGAGGCGACGCAGTTCACGGAGCGCGCCTTCAACTTCCTCGGCGGCTGTCTGCGAGGCGTGAACGACATTCCGAAGCGGATGTACCTGACTTGCAACCCCGGCGGCGTAGGTCATGCCTGGGTCAAGCGGCTCTTCATCGACAGGGACTTCAAGCGAAGCGCGAACCCCGAAGAGGACGAGAATCCGGACGATTATACCTTCATCTTCGCAAAGGCGGAGGACAACACCTTCCTGCTCAAGTCCTCGCCCTTGTACCTGAAGAACCTTGCCCAGATGCCGGAGGAGCTGCGGCGCGCTTACCGCGACGGCGACTGGGACAGCATCGGCGGGAACTACTTCCCCGAAATGCTGAGTGGACGGAACGTGACGGCTCCGTTCAAGATACCGCAGCATTGGACACGCTACCGCTCGTTTGACTACGGTCTTGATATGTTCGCCTGCTTCTGGTGGGCAGTGGACGAGGACGGGCGCTGCTGGTGCTACCGCTCGTTTGAGCATGAGGGGCTGATAGTAAAGGACGCGGCGAAGGCTGCGCTTGACCACACCCTTGCGAATGAGCAGATCATAGCGACATACGCGCCGCCCGATATGTGGAACCGGCAGAAAGAGACCGGCAAGACAATGGCGGAGCTGTTTCTCCTGAATGGCGTGAACATCGTGAGGAGCGACAATAACCGCGTACAGGGGCACATGGTCATGAAAGACATGATGGCTCCGATAGCGCTGAAAGACCCCTATGTGCAAAGCCTTTACCCCGCGGGGCAGGCTCCGGACAGACTGCCGGGGCTGATGTTCTTCGACGGGTGCAAGAAGGCAATCAGCGACCTGAAGGCGATACAGCAGGACGACAAGAACCCGAACGACTGCGCGAAAGACCCGCACGAGATAACCCACACCGTTGACGGAATACGTTATTTCTGCGTGACGCGGGTCATAAGCGGTGAGGCCTTGCCGGAGCTTCAGCCGGAGGACGACGAGGACGAGGACGGCGACAGCTACGAGCATTACATGTGCGGCGACCGTGCCGACGCGAGATATTTACTGTGAGGTGACACGATGGCAAAACCCGGCCCGAAGAGAAAATAGGACAGCCCTGACAAGCTGCGGGCAGCTGTCGAGGCCTACATAGAGAAGTGCGAGGCGGAGGGCATTTTCCCCGACGAAGCGGGAATGAGGCTTGAGCTTGGCGTTACGGCGCAGACCCTCGACAAATACTGCAAGGACGAGAACGCGGATGGGAAAGAGTTCCGCGAGATACTTTCGTGGGCGAAGGACAAGCGCGAAAGCTACCTCGTGCGGAAGATGACCAGCGACAACAAGGCGGCGCAGGGCTGCCTCAATGCGCTGAAGCAGCCGTCAAACGGCGGCTACATAGACCGGCCTGCCGACTCCGGCGGCGAGCGGAAGCTCACGATAAACCTTGTGGGAGTGGGCGGAGAGAGCGCCTTCAAGTAAGGCGCGTATATGGGCCGGTGGCAGAATGGGATTGCGGCTGACTCTAAATCAGCTGCCTGACGGCGGAGAAGGTTCGATTCCTTCCCGGCTCACCAGAAAAAAGGAGATTACATTGCTGACTATCATACTTATCTTAATCTTTGCCGTGGTCTTCGTGGGCGCGCTTGCTGTTCTGTACCGCAGCCTCTCAGGTAAAGCGGAAGAGGAAGACATGCTGGAACAGGTGGCGCGCCTTGCGAGAGCGCAGGAGCGGTTAAACACGCGGCTCGAAGAGCTGGAAGAGCAGGTATCGGGGCAGAAGGGCGGCGAGCTTGACGAGATAAAAAGACGGCTCGAAGAGCTGGAGAGCGACACTGCGGGAGGCAACGCGGCGCTTGACCAGATGTTTCTCGCGGGGATCAACGGCATTATGAATTACGGCATGAAGGACGCAGTAAAGCGAGGCTGATAAATGGGACAGTTTGATATTTTCTACGGCAAAAAGCTGCCTGATTAGCAGAGCGGCTGGCGGCTCTACGACGAGGCCGAACGCTTCAACTCCAACATAAACCTGCGCGAGACGGTGCGGGTGAACGAGAATTTCTACATCGGCAAGCAGTGGGAGGGCGTACAGTCCAACGGTCTGCCGACTCCGGTTTTCAACTTCATAAAGCGCGTCGTCGGCTTCGACGTGGCGACGATAACCTCGGACAACGTGAAGGTGACGGCCTCGCCGCTTGCGAACACCGCGAACACCGACGGGCTTATAGAGCCTGTGCGGATAGTGAACGAGGAGTTTGACGCGCTGGCGGCAAGAAACAAGATATCCTCTCTGCTGAGAGAGTTTGCCCGCAATGCCGCGGTGGACGGCGACGGCTGCCTGTACACCTATTGGGACGCCGACGCGGAGACCGGCCAGCAGTCCAAGGGTATGATCCGGACGGAGATAGTAGAAAACACGCGGGTGTACTTCGGGAACCCGAATGACCGGCGCGTACAGACCCAGCCGTGGATAATGATAGGCAGCCGCGAGATAACCCGCATCGTCCGCCGCAGGGCGAAGGAAAACGGGATGGCCGAGTGGCAGAGTATCAGCCCCGACTGCGAGGACGACAGCGTTGACACGGCGAAGGTGACGGACGACAAGACGACCGTGCTTTTGCTGCTGTGGCGCGACGAGGAGACGGGGCACATATGGCAGTATGAATTCACGCGCAATTCCGGCGTGACTGCCCCGATAGACACGAAGCTTTCGCTTTATCCTATCTGCTGGCTGAGCTGGGACTACGTGCAGGACTGCTACCACGGGCAGAGCATGGTGACGGGACTGACCCCGAACCAGATGTTCGTCAACAAGATTTGGGCGGCGGCAATGCTCTCGATGCTCCGCACGGCGTTCCCGAAATGGATATACGACAAGACCCGCATAAAGCGCTGGGACAACGGCGTCGGCACGGCAATCGGCATATCGGGCGGCGACGTATCAACGGTGGCGAAGGTGATAGACCCTGCCTCCATATCCCCGCAGGTGGCGCAGTTCATCGACATGGCGGTAAAGCAGACGGAAGAATGCCTCGGCGCTACTAGCGTTGCGCTCGGCGACACCCGCCCCGACAATACCTCCGCCATTATAGCACTTCAGCGCGCGGCATCCACACCGATGGAGATGACGAAGCTCAACCTTTATCAGGCGGTGGAGGACTTGTTCAGGATATACCTCGACTTCATGTCCGCCTACTACGGAGTGCGTGCGGTTGACATGGAGCCTACGCCGGAGATACGGCAGCAGTATGAATTTGCAGGGATGCCGGTTCCGGACTCCATCATTGCGGAATTCGACTTTGATACGTTGAAATTCCACCCGATGATGCTGAAGCTCGACGTCGGCGCAAGCTCCTACTACTCCGAGATAGCGTCAATCCAGACGCTGGATAATCTGCTGATGAACGGGCATATCAACGCAATACAGTACCTTGAGAGAATCCCCGACGGCTATATACCGGCGCGCCGGGCATTGATAAACGAGCTGAAAGCAACGCAGGCCATGAACGCGGGTCCGCCCGGAGCACCACCCAACGCGGCGATCGGCGACGTGGCGGCACAGGCAAAGCCGGAAATCCCCACGGGCGGCGGATTCTCTGATCTGCAACGCAAGGTGTTGGAGTCGGGTTCGACTCAAGGACTTATCTGACAGGAGGAAAAGAAAATGACTGCACCTGACAAGGCGGCTGAGATAAAGGCCGCGATAGCTGCATTTTTCGCTTTCCTGACGGCTCTCTGGGGCTGGCTGGGCTGGGCGATAATTGTGTGGATGGGCTGCGTACTGCTGGACTACATCACCGGCACGTGGGCGGCAAAATCCAACGGCGAATGGTCGAGCGCCGTTGCAAGAGCGGGGCTTTGGCACAAGCTGGGCGAGATAGTGGCGGTGCTGGCTGCGGCAATGTGCGACATCGCAATAGGCGTGATACTGAAAGGCTCCGGAATAGACTTCGGCATAGATTACAGCGTTCTGGTGACGCCGGTCGTGCTGCTGTGGTACATCGTAACTGAGCTGGGTTCCATTATTGAAAACGCCGGAAAGCTCGGCGCACCCATTCACGAAGGGCTGAAAAGGAGCCTGAAGAACTACAAGGATACGCTTGACGCCAAAACCGGCGGCGGGGCGCATCTCCCCGAACACTCGGAAGAAGACAGGGAATAAGGCGAAAGCCTTTTCCCGTCTCTATAAGAATATATCCACCGGCATAGACCAATGCCGTAACATAGACCGCCGACCATAGCGGACAAGGAGATTTGAATGAACGAAGAGATTAACGAAGCAGTTGAGACCGAAGGCGCTGAGGACTGGGCAGACAGCGACGCGTTCTGGGATGACGATCCCGCCGCGGAGACTGAACCCGCCGCAGAGCAGGAGGAGGCCGAGGGCGCCGAGGCTGACGAGCAGGAGGCGGAGGAGACCGACACTGCCGACGACCCTCACGACGAGGGCGCGGACGACGGAGCCGAGAATCCGGAGGGGCAGCAGGGTGAGAGCGCAGACCAGCGCTTTGAGCTCAAGCACCTTGAGGAGACGCGGAGCGTTGACCGCGAAGAGGTTATAAAGCTTGCACAGAAGGGCATGGATTACGACCGCATTCGAGAGGAACGCGACAGCATCCGCCCGGAACTGCGGCTTTACCGAGAATTCCTCAAGGAGCTTGCCGACGGCTCCGGACTGACCGTTTCGGAGCTGATAGACACGGTTCGGGCACAGCGCCTTGTGGCAAAAGAGAAGGAAAACGGCAAGGAGATGACCGAGGCCGAAGCCCTGATAAAGGTGCAGCGCGAGCGCAGCGAGAAAGCCAAGAGCGCGCCCAAGGCCGAGGAAGAGGCTCCCCCGAAGGAAGAGAAGCCCGCAGAGGCTAAAGCGGAGGACTCCCGCAAGGAGAGCTTCGCACGGTTTGCAAGGGAATTCCCCGACGTCAAGGCCGAGGATATACCCGCCAAGGTATGGCAGGATTTTTCCGCCGGAAAAGGCGACCTTGCGGACATCTACGCGAGACACGAGAACGCAGCGCTCAAGGCCAAGATTGCGGCCATGGAGCGCAACGAGGACAACAGAAAACGCTCCACGGGGAGCAGAAAAAGCAGCGGCGCAAAGGCGAAGGACATCTTCGACAGCGCATGGGAAGATTCGCCCTACGACTGATTTTTCGCCTCCGGGAGCCATTAACGGAGGAAATATAAATGGCAACTATAAATCTTATGGACAAGTGGGCGCCTCGCCTTGAGAAGCGCTTTACGACCGGCTCCATCACCGACAAGTGGTGCGGCACCAACTGGGAGTGGACGGGCGTTAACACCCTGAAGACCCTGACTCTGCTCACCGACCCCCTGAACGATTAGAACCCTGCGGCAAATGCGAACCGCTTCGGCACTATGACCGAGGTGGACGACGAGGCCAACTCCTACACGCTGACCAAGAAGCGCAGCTTTGACAAAGCCTTTGACGAGACCAACGTGCAGGATCAGAACTTCCTCAAGAAGGGCGCGGCCTACCTCAAGCAGATGTGGGACGAGAGATACGTCCCCGAGATCGACACCTACCGTTTCGCCCGCTGGGCAGACGGCGCAGGTCTCGGCACTGTCGCTACGGCGGCTATCTCCAAGACCAACATCGTCGAGGCGCTGCTGAACGCTCACGCCGCGCTTGATGACGCGGGCGTCCCGATGGAAAACCGCGTTACCTTCATACGCAGCGACTACGCCGTAAAGTACAAGCTTGCGGACGAGTTCAAGTATGAGGGCGCGAAGGAGTTCATCCAGAAACGCCAGATCGGCGAGGTCGAGGGCAGCCCGCTTATCAAGGTTCCGAAGAACCGCTTCCCGGCCGGCGTGGCCTTCATGGTCAAGTACAAGCAGGCGACGGCAGACCCCGTAAAGATGCGTATGCTCCGCGCAAAGGACGACTCCGATGACCTGTGCGGCGTCCGCATGCAGGGTCTCGTCCGCTACGACAGCTTCGTGCTGGCGCAGAGCGCAGACGGCATCTATGTCTACGGCGAGAACGCAGGCAACGTGCTTCAGGCTCCGACCTTCTCCACCGCCTCAAACAAGGTGACTATCACGAGCGCCGACAGCGCAAGCATCAAGTACACCACTGACGGCACCAACCCCAAGACCTCGGCGACTGCGCAGGCTTACAGCGCGGCTGTGACCATCACGGAGAACACCACGTTCAGAGCATATGCCTACGCGACCGGCAAGACCAGCTCCGCCATCGGCAGCTACGATGCGGTGAAGACCTGATCCAATAAAGGGCAGAGCAATGCTCTGCCCTTTTTCAAAAGGAGCGAATAAAAATGACGACTGCGCAGGACGTATTTGAAGCCTCAATGGCTCTCATGGACGAGCTGAACGAGGCGAGCGGAGCCGCCGACACGGCGGACACCAAGGAATACAAAAACCGGACGCTGCCTGTCCTTAACATCCTGATAGGCGAGGTTTACCCGTATTCCGACACATACAAGAGCCGAAACGAGGGCAAGCGCCCGATCGTAACGGCGATAAGTGATTTTGACAGCAGCATCGGACTTGATGATTACATATGCCGCAGCGTACTTCCTTACGGACTGGCGGCACACCTGCTCATAGACGAGAACCCGGCCTCGGCAAGTTTCTTCCAGCAGCGCTACGACGAGCTGAAAGCGATGCTTCGGTTGGGCTTCCCGGAGGAATTTGAGCCGATAGAGGATATATACGGCGGGCTGGGCTGCGGCGACTTTGCCCGCTGGTGAAGCGAGGCGGATAAATGGCGACTATAAGCGGCAGCACAAGCGAAAAGATATTCCAGATAAAAGCATGGCTGGGGCTGAACGAGAACCCCGACGGCGACACCAAGCTGAAGCTTGGCGAGGCGGCGGCAATGCGCAACTTTGCCATTACGCGAGACGGAAACCTTCGCCGCAGACCCGGCAGCATGAAGATAGCAAGCCTCGGTTCCGCTCCCGTGCGGGGTATGTGGACAGGCTATATAAACGGCAATGAGGAATTCATCGTCGCCTGCGGCGGCAAGCTCTGGCGGCTGTGGAACGCGGAGACGGGAGCCTTCACCGCGACTGAGATAGGCAGCATCGACACCACGAACGAGGTACACATGTTCGGTTTTTCCGAAATACTCTACCTCATAAACGGCAGCGAATACAAGCAGTATGACGGCACGACGCTCTCGGACGTCGGCGGGTACAGGCCGCTTGTGACGATAGCCGTTCCTCCGAACGGCGGCGGGGAAACGCTGGAGGAGGTAAACAAGCTCGTAGGCACTCGGCGCTGCTGGATATCCCCGGACGGTAAGGCTACGAAGTTCACGCTGCCCGAAAGCGGCTTGCAGAGCCTCGACTACGTGAAAGACCTGAAGACCGGCGAGAACTTGGCGGCGAGCGCATACACGGCAGACCTGACGGCAGGAACAGTGACCTTCACTGAAGTCCCGGCGCTCGGCGTAAACAGCCTTGAGATAGGCTGGACGATGGCGACAAACTTCCGCACACAGGTAAGCTCGATGCGGTACAGTGAGCTTTACGACGGCGCGCAGGACACGCGGGTTTTCCTCTACGGGGACGGGAGCAATCAGGCGATATACTCAGGGCTTGACTACGACGGCAAGCCGAGGGCGGACTATTTCCCCGACCTGAACGTTGTGAACGTTGGCGATGCGAACACGCCCATCACCGGACTGATACGGCATTACTCCACGCTCGTTGCCTTCAAGTCGAGCAGCGCGTGGAGCATACGCACGAGCGAGCTTACGCTGGCCAACGGCGCAACGACGAAAGCCTTTTATGTATCACCTATCAACAGAGCGATAGGCAACGCTGCGCTTGGGCAGACGCGCCTCGTGCTGAACTCGCCCAGAACGCTGCACGGCAAGGACGCTTTCGAGTGGCGGAACAACAGCAGCTACTCCTCGAACCTGACGGCGGACGAGCGGCAGGCGAAGCGCATAAGCGACCGGATATACGCGACGCTGGGCGGCTTTGACCTTGCGAAATGCTACTGCTGGGACGACAACGACAATCAGGAGTATTACATCTGCTATAACGGCAAAGCTCTTGTGCAGAACTACGCGGCAGACGCTTGGTACTGCTACGACGGCTTTGACGCGGTATGCATGGCGAACTTCCACGGTGCGCTTTACTACGGCACGTCCGGAGGCGCGATAGAGCATTTAGGCTATGAGCATATCACCGACGACGGGCGGGCTATCGACGCATACTGGGAAAGCGGCTCGATGAGCTTCGGGCAGGATTACATGCGCAAATACTCCGCTCAGATATGGATAGGCATAAAGCCGGAGGCAAACGGCGAAGTGACCGTTACTGCGCAGACAGACAGGAAAAGCACCTATGCCGAAAAGATTGTTGCAAGCCAGATGGCGAGCTTCAGGCGCGCGAACTTCCGGAGCTGGAGCTTCGGCACGAACCGCAAGCCGCATATGACAAGGCTGAAGATAAAGGCGAAGAAGTTCGTCTTTTATAAGCTTATATTCATGGCGGCGGAGCCTGACACGACATGCACTATACTTGCGGCGGATATGCGAGTGAGGTTTACCGGATATACGAAGGGGTGAAAAAATGGCATTTACCAAACTGACAGAAGATATTGCATAGATAAGCAAGCTTGACGACGAGCCGAACGACGTTGACGGGCTTTCCGCCGACCAGCTGAAAGCGACGTTCGACAAGGCCGGGAACACTATCAAGACGTGGATAAACACTGTGCTGCTCCCCGCGCTTGAGGGCAGCACGGCCGCCGGAAACCTCGGCATAGCGGCAATATCCGGTCTTACCGGCATAGCAACTGTGCAGGCGGCGCTGGAAAAGCTTGAAGAGCAGATAAGCGAGGCGGCAGTCGGCAGCATTCCCGACGCTTCCCTCACTGGGGCGAAGCTCGCCGACGGCGCGGTTACCGGAAGCAAGATAGCGGACGGCGCGGTAGGCTCGGCGAAGATAGCGGACGGCGCGGTGACATCGGGCAAGCTTGGTGCGGGCGCTGTAACGGCGGAGAAGATAGCGGCTCTCGCCGTTGCGACTGCGGCTATTGCGGAGCTGGCCATCACCACGGCCAAGATAGCAAACAAGGCCATTACCACAGCGAAGATAGCAGACAAGGCCGTAGGCACTGACCAGATGGACGACAACAGCATTACCGCGGCAAAGCTCAGGAGCGGCATCGTGACTGCGGACAAAATCTCACAGGGTGCTGTGACCAGCGAGAAGCTGGCGACGAAATCCGTGACCGGCGAAAAGCTGGGGGACGACATCATCAGTACCCTGTTCGGCGGCGTGGTTGTGCTCCCTTACTCCAACGGCGACCTCATAGGTGACGAGCTTCCGGCTGCTGGGACGAAGGGCAGAATTTTCTTCAAGAAGGCATGATCTAATGGGCATTGCATCTTACAGTATCGAATACCGGAACGGCGGCAGTGCCGGAGTTGACGGGCGCTCACTCGGCAGCACCGGCAACTATAAATACTGGTCGCGGATCACCGTGACCACGGACAGCGCCGGATGCAGCAAGCTCAAAATCAGCATGACGACGGCCTGCTACAACGGTGCGACAAACACCGCTTATGCGGCGGGAGCGCAGGCCATTGTTTCCACGTCGCCGGAGAACAGTGTGTACACCGGCACGGCGGCAAATCTGGCGGCTTCTCATCCGGCCAACAACACTACATGGCTTTTCGACGGTGAGATCAGCTGCGACATGCTCCCGAACACGACGTATTACATTTTTGTGCTGCCCGTCTGGACTGCATCAAACAGCTTCACCACGGCGACTTCGAGCTTCACGGTCACGAGCTTGGCAGATTTTGCGGGCGGAATCCGCATAGACAACGGCTCAGACTATGACATGTATCTGCCGTACATAGACACGGGCAGCGCATGGGAGCTTCTGACCCCGCACATAGACGACGGCAGCAGTTGGCACAGCTTGGCATAAGGAGGACACATGACAATATTACAGGGCGACGCATAGCTCATACCGATAGCCTTGACGGCTGACGGCGAGCCTGTCACGGACGCGGATATCGAGGCGATGGAGGTCATTCTCGGCGGCATATCCAAGCTCTACCCGGACGAGCTGGGATATGCCAACGGCGAGTTCCAGTTCCCGCTGACGCAGGAAGAGAGCTTCTCTATGGCAGAGGACAGATACGACCTTCTGATACGGCCTAAGTTCCGCGACGGCACGGTGGCAGGCGTACTCAAGGCAGGGGAGATAGAGGTCGTAGCGACAGACACGAGGAGAGTGCTGTGATGAGAACCGTGACGGCAAAGATGCAGCGGGTGCGGCGGATAAGCGCCAACATCGGTGCAGGCTCACAGCTCGCTCTTGACCTCGGAATAAAGATAACGGCAGACACTACCCCAAAATATACGGGGGAATACGATGTGCGGCCTAAGACCTATGAGCCGGTCGTGCTGGAGACGAAGGGACGCTCAATGCTGGACGACGTGACAGTGCAGAAAATCCCGCAGTTCGAAGTTTCAAATGATGCGGGCGGGAAAACTCTTATTTTAGGAGACGAATATTATGGCTGAATAGTTCAACAAGGTAATACTCGGCACAGAGGTAAAGCTTGACCTTACGGGCGACGACATAACCGCGGCTGACCTGAAGAAGGGTATCAAAGCACACGACAAGAGCGGAGCGCCAATCGTCGGCACGAACATGAACGACGCGAACACCTCGGACGCGACGGCGACTGCGGCGGAAATACTCAAGGATAAAACCGCTTATGTGGCAGGTTCCAAGCTGACCGGCACAATGCCGAACAACGGGGCAAAGACACTTGAAATAGCTACCAAGGACGGCACACCGCCCATTCCCATGGGCTTTCACGACGGCAGCGGCAAGGCGCAGATAGCGGCTGCGGAGAAAGCAAAGCTTATCCCCGAAAACATCCGTGAGGGTGTGACTGTGCTCGGCGTGACAGGCACTATGTCCGGCTCCGATGAAATGAAGCCGCAGGTGAAGTCGGTCACTCCAAGCTTTGCAAGTCAGGAGATATTGCCTGACAGCGGCTATAACTGCCTTTCATCTGTGACGGTCGCGGCAATACCAGTCTCGGAAGCTGCCAATGCGGCAGGAGGAATAACCCTCACGATAGGAGGCTGACATGGGAGTAAGCAAGGTTGTTATAGATGGCGAAGTTAAGCTTGACCTGACGGCGGACACGGTAGAGCCAGCGGCACTCAAGGCGGGGTATACTGCACATAACGCAGCAGGTGATGAGATAGTGGGTACTATACCAGCAATATCGCTTGAAGATGTTTACCCGGTCGGCGCTATCTATATGTCGGCAGCGGCCACAAATCCCGGCACACTGTTTGGCTTCGGGACATGGGAGCAAATCAAAGATGTGTTTCTGCTGGCGGCTGGTAATACATACGCAGGCGGTTCAACTGGCGGCGAAGCAACTCATACCTTGGCAGAAAATGAAATCCCAGCGCACAGACATAAGATTGCTTATCCAAATGCAAGCGGAGAATATGGTGATGCTGCCATAGGTTATCCAGCAAATTCTGACACTAAAAAGACTTGGGGCGCAGAAATGTGTAAGACGGAAAGCGTCGGCGGTGGAGAAGCCCACAACAATATGCCACCTTATTTGGCGGTGTATGTATGGAAAAGAACAGCTTAAAAAGGACACCGGAATCCGAATAGTTCCGTGTTGATAAGGAGGACAAGATGAGCAAGACAAACACTGGACTCGTCGAGTACGCACTGGCGCAGTTGGGCAAGCCCTACTGGTGGGGCACCTTCGGGCAGATAGCATCGGCGGGGCTGTTGGTACAGAAGCGGACGCAGTACCCAGACAGGTATAACACGTATGGTGACGAGTGCAAGAAGCAGTTCGGCCAGAAGGTGCACGACTGCGTCGGCCTCATCAAGGGCTACCTTTGGTGTGATACGCCGGACAGCGAGCCTATATACAAAGCATCGCAGGACGTTGCGGTGAGCGGGCTATTCATGGTCTGCCCAGAAAACGGCAGCATCGACACCATGCCTGATACACCGGGCGTGTGCGTGTTTATGCGGGACATGTCCCACGTCGGCGTTTACATCGGCGGCGGCGACGTCGTAGAGGCAACCGGCCACGCGCGGGGCGTCGTAAAAACCAAGCTTGCGGGGCGCGGCTGGGGGCTGTGGGGTAAGCCCCGCTGGATAAGCTACGAGGCTGCTGCCACTCCTGCACAGCCCGCACAGTCCGCACAGACCACCGCCTCGACGCTGAACGTCACCGGCCTGCCGCTGCTGCGCTACGGCGACAAGGGTGAGTACATCCGCTCGGCGCAGCTGCTCCTCATCGGGCGCGGCTACTCCTGCGGCAGGTGCGGCGCTGACGGCGAGATAGGGCAGGACACCTGCAACGCGGTTATCGCGTACCAGCGCGCCTGCGGCTTGCAGCAGGACGGTATCATAGGCGCTCAGACTTGGGCGCGGCTGATAGGAGGTTAAGGCATGGCAACCTTTGAGGAAACCTACAACAAGTACAATACTGACCGTGCATCTGCTATAAACGGAATGTACGACGCTCAGAAGGCCGCTACGCTCAGCCAGCTTGAGAGCGCATAGAACCAGAACCGGCAGACGCAGGAGGAGGCCAAGAACCAGATAGCACCGACGTATCAGCAGAGGGCGAATGACCTCGCGGTGCAGTACGAGCGCAACCGTCGGAACTTCAACCAGCAGGCGGCTGGCAGCGGCCTCAACACCGGCACGGCGTCGCAGGCGGCGCTCGCCCAGAACAGCACTTGGCAGAGAGATTACGGCAATCTCCGCACGGCGGAGGCGGACGCACTGACGGAGGCTGACCGGCAGATGGCGGCGCTTGAGACGCAGTACAAGTCCGCAGTTGCATCCGCAATAGCCGAGAACGACTACGACCGCGCAAAAGCCCTCATGGACGAGTATGGCAATCAGGAGAGCCGCGACGCGGCTATGGCGAAGACTCTTGCAAGCTACGGAGATTTCTCAGGCTACGCCAGACTTTACGGCGACGACGTTGCGAACAACATGGCGCAGTATTGGATTTCTCAGAACCCGAAGCTTGCCTACGACATGGGCAGGATAAGCGCGGAGGACTATGCGCGGCTGACCGGGCAGCGCTCCGGCAGCGGTTCGGGAAGCAGAGGCGGACTCTTCGGCGGCGGAAGCGAGCTTGCAAAAGCGCTTCTCGGCGGAAAGACCGGCGGGACGACCGGCACCACCGCAGGGGGCAGCCGCTCCGAAACGGTAAACGCCGAGCAGTACAAAGGCTTGAGACGGACGCTCATGCAGGGCAATGACGCCGCCGCAAAGAGCGCGCTTGACTTCATAACGAGGAACGCAAGCAAGTTCACGGATCAGGAGCTTTCGGACTTGGCTAACTACTACATGGGACGATGAGAGGTAGATAATGGCGACACTGACAAGAGCAGAGAGCCTTGCAATACTCAGCGGGGGCGCTAAAGGCAAAGGCACCCCCGCCTTGGAGCAGGACGAGGAGAAGCAGAACGGTTCGCAGAATTCCGGCGGCGCTGTGATGAGCCGAGAGGAGAGCCTGAAAATACTCTCCGAGGGCGCGGCGGGAACCTACAAGCCGAAAAACGAGACCGTTTCAAACTCCCCCTCGACGGCTGGCTTGGCGGATGTGTTCGCTCCGTTCGGCGCGGCGAAGGCCGCAGGGACTGCTCCACAGCAGACACAGCGCGCGAAGCTGCAAAAGGAGCTGGACAGGCTCGACAACGCCGCCGCATACGTGACGACCACGGAGCAGAGCGACGAGATAGACGCGCAGCGCAAGCCCATAATAGAACAGCTGCGCAAGCTCGACGAGGCGGAGGGCAAGACCGGCATATACACCGGCGGCGACCGGCTGAAAAACGCCCTTGGCAACGCGAAGCTTGCAACTCAGCAGGGCTTGACGCAGGCCGACCACCGGATAGCCCAGACCGTCGATTGGCTCTTCGGCGGCATTGCCAAGGAGGGCAAGGCGCTAGTGAACGCTACCCTTCAGACGATAAACCCGAACTGGGGCTTTGAGGACGAAGACCCGTGGATTACGAGATATAACAAGCGCGGGGCTGAGGTGCTGGCACAGAACGACGCCATAGCCCAGCGGCGCATTGAGGAAGGCAGACTCAACAAGACCGCTTGGAAGTATGCCCCCGAAGTCGTGGCCGCTATCCCCGACGCTGTGCTGGCCTTTGCGACAGGCGGCGCGAGCACCGGCGCACAGGCGACGAGAGCGGGGCTTGAGGCAGCCTCGGCCATAGCGCAGGGCAGCAGCGCGGCGCAAAAACTCATCCCAATTGCGGACGCGGCGAAGAACATGATGAAGTCTCCTGCATGGATGAGCGCCTTTGCGCAGACTGCGGGCGGAAGCTACGAGGAAGCTCTGGCCGACGGCGCGACGAAGGAACAGGCGAGCCTCTACGCGCTCCTCAACGGCTTTGCAAACGCCACCATTGAAGTCGGCGGCTCCGACGAGGCGATGGGCGGTATTCAGAAGCTGCCGCAGCAGCTCCGCGATGCGCTCGAAAAGGGCAACAAGAGCGCGGTTTTGCAGTGGGTAAAGAGCACGGCGGGCGAGGCGACGGAAGAAGTGCTTCAGGGAATGGCAGAGAAGGGGCTGCGCGGACTTTACACCGACGTCCCGCTTTACTCGGATACTGACGAGAACGCGGTAATAAACCCGAAGCGCGCCAAGGAAGAAGCCCTCGGCGGGCTCATCGTCGGCGGCATACTCGGCGGCGGGCAGACGGCCTTACAGTCCGGTGTCAACAGCGGCAGGGGGCAGAACGCGAACGGCGCTCAGATGGCGCAGGAGACGCAGAACGCAGTGGGGGATATCTCCGCACCACCCACGCAGGAGAACGCCGACACGGGCGCTTCTGCGCGGTTAAACTCCGACGTGCAGGCGGGCGCGGGCTCGCAGAGCGCAGAGGGCATAAAAAAAGCAGCCTCGGAGGCTGCAAATGCCGATATAGCAGAAGACTCGCGCGTCGCCAATGCCGAAGCCTCGCGTAGCACGCCCGAAACGTCCGGCGCGAACTCTCCTGCGATAAATGCGGAAGATGTGCAAACCGCCGATGCAAACGCCTGGCGTGGCACGTCCGAAACGAAAAATGCACTCTCTCCCGCGGCGGAAGCAGATGCTTCCAATGCCAATATAGCACCGGAAGCGCAGAATGTCAATCCCAACGTCCCCGCGCAAACGGTGGAGGAGTCCGGCGGGAAGAAGCGGAGTCAGACCGAGGCGCACACCCTCCAGACGATAGACGAGCGCCTTGACACTCCGGCGGCGGAGCGCGAGGAGCTGTATTATACCCCAAAATCCGAGAGCGAGAGTCTGCGCGAGGCGGCGGAGCGTATACGCGAGGACATGCCCGGAGCGCGGGCGGAGCTTGCGGCGAAGGACATGTGGAGCGGGTCTGACCACGACACGGCAATGGGCATACTCGGAGCGCTGAACCGTGAGGCCGCACAGACCGGCAACTATGACGACTTCCGCGCTTGGCGCAGGACGATACAGGAACACGGCACAGACACGGCGCGGGCTTTGCAGTCCCTCGCCAAGTACACGCGCACCGGAACAGGGGCGATGATGGACGCGGTGGATATCATCGACAGCTCCAACATAAGCGGCGAGCTTAAATCTGCGCTCACGGCGGAGGTCGGGCGGTACTCCGAGGAGTACGACGCGGCGCGAGCCAAGGCCGAAAACGGCAATCTCGCCGACATGGCAGACCTCATAGAGCGCATGGCGAGGCGGCGCAACACCTGGACTTTCGGCAAGAACCGGTACAGCAAGATCGTCCGCGAGCTTGCATCAGACAAGGCGAACGCCGAATGGCTCGCGGACTACGCATACAGGCAGATATCCGCAATAGCGAGCGATGCCGCGGTGAAGGTTCCCTTCTCGCAGAAGGTGAAGAGCGCACAGACGACGGCACAGCTCACGAGCATCGGGACGTTTCTCCGGAACATCGGCGGCAACATTACCTTCGGGGTGCAGGATACGCTATCTCAAAACGGTGTTGCTCTCGCCATTGACCGCCTCATCTCTCAGGCGACGGGGAAAAGAACCGTCGGCGCGGACAAAAGCTGGTTTTCCTCCGAGGCGAGGAAGGGCGCACGGGACGCGATGCAGAAATCCATACTTGAAGTCGCGGGCGACATCGACATGGGAGCCAGCGAGAACCGCTACGGAATGACGTCAAGCCGGTCATGGCGGATGAGCGGGAACGCGGCGGAGCGCTTCATGTCCCGCTGGCAGCAGCTGCTCGGCTATTCGCTGACGACCTCCGACCGCTTCTCCCGCGGTGCGATAGAGGCGGAGATCACGCGAGGGCTTGACGCTCTTGGCAACAGCGGGCTGACGGCGGAGGAAAAGGCCGCTATCGCCCAGCAAACCGCCGACTACCGCCTGTTTCAGAATCACGGCGAAGCTTACAAAGCCTCAAAGGCGATACATGACTTTTTCAACGTCGCCGGTTTCGGCGGCACGAGGAACGGGGCAACCCGTCAGGGCGGCTTTGGTCTCGGCGACGTCGTGAACCCTTACCCCGGAGTCCCCGCAAACCTCGGCGTGAAAGCGCTGGAATACTCGCCCGCAAACGTCATAAAAGGCGGAGCGGAGATCATAAAGGTTCTGAAAGATACGAAGAACGGAAAGTTTGACGCGGCGAAGCAGCATCAGGCCGTTATGGATGTTTCCAGAGGCGTGACCGGCACGGCAATGGTGGCGCTCATGGCGGCGCTGTTCAAGGCTGGCTTTATACGCAACAGCGACGACGAGGACGACCCCGACGCAAGGGCGAGAAACGCAGAGCGCGGGCTGAGCGGAGTGCAGATAAACGCAGACGCGGTGCTCGACTGGCTGAGCGGTAAGCCCAAGCGCGAATGGCGTGAGGGAGACACGCTGATTTCCGTCGACTGGATGGAGCCACTGAACGCCTTTATGGCGATAGGCTCGCTTATCGCAAATGACACCGATGCAGACCTCGGCTCCTACGCGATGGACTATGCCGAGGGAGCATTTCAGGCGCTTATGGATATACCCGTGATGAGCAATCTCAAGAGCTTGGACGACACGATCCGGTACTCCAATTCGGACAACTGGGGCGAAGCCTTGGGCGAGGGCTTGGCGGAGTACGGCACGAACACGGCGACGGGCTTTATCCCTGCACCCTTCCGGCAGATCGCAAAGGCGCTTGACCCGTATTACCGCGACACCTCGGCTGACACGGCGGGGGAGAAAGCCCTGAACAAGGTGAAAAACGCCATCCCCGGCCTGCGGCAGACCCTCGACCCGAAGCTCGGCACGACGGGAGAGCTGAAGAAATACAACGAAGGCGGCCTTCAGCACATGCTGAATTCGCTGTTTCTGCCGGGCAGCATATCTACGCTCGGCGGCAGCGAGACGGACACGGAGCTTGAAAAGCTCTACAAGGCGACCGGCATGGAGAACATATATCAGGATCGGAAGGCTCCGAAGAGCGTAAGCCTCGACGGGGAGAAATACGAGCTGACGAACGACGAGAAGCGCAGCTATCTCCGGACGCAGGGGCAGGCCACGGAGCGGACGCTGAAGAACTTCATGGACAGCGAGCTTTACGGCATGATGACCGACAAGGAGAAGGCGCAGACCATCGCGGCAATAAACGAGTATGGCCGCGAGGAGGCAAAGGCGGAGCTTTTCAAGAACCGCGGCATTGAGCGCGAGAGCGGCAACGAGGGGCTTTCAGACGTCAAAAACGTCGGGGAATACCTCGGAGCGAAGACGGCGTTCACGCAGGCGAAGAAGCAGAACGACTACTCGGCGCAGGACAAGTTCCTCAAGGTCTATGACCAGCTGACGGCGGGGACGAAGCGGATGCTTGAAAACTCCTCGGCGACGGCGCGCATGGACGACATGGCCGAGGCTTACGAGAAGGGCGGCATCCGCGCCAAGGAGTGGAACACCGTGTACGAGAAGTACAAGGAACTCAACGGCACGAAGCGCAGCGGCTACACGGCATCGGACAAGGCGACGGACTTTGAGGCGTGGATGGAGCGGGAGGGCTTCACCACGAACCAGCGGAAAATACTCACCGACCAGTTCACGTTTTTCAGCCAGATTCCGGGCGATGCGGGGCGCTACAACTCCCTGAAGGACGCCGGGTTCGACACCGACAGCGCATACGCGATATACGACAAGGTATCGTCGCTGACTGCGCCGACGGGCGAGAAGACCGTGAAGGACTGGCAGAAGCTTGAGGCCATAAACAGCCTCGATCTGTCGGGCGAGGAGAAGATAAAGGCGCTCAACGTATACTACCCGCCGAACGACGACGGCAAGGAGGATGCCATGGTTCGCCGCTACAAGGCGGCGGAGGAGCAGGGGATTTCCTTTGCAACGTGGACGAAGGCGATGAAGATCATCGCAGGCGCGGACGGCACGAGCCGGAAGGCGATATTCGCGGCGGTACAGGAGGCGGGCTACACCGAGACGGACGCGCAGATTATCTACGACATCTGGAAGCACTCGTGAGGGGCGGGGATGCGGATTCCCACGTCGTATCGCGGCAAGGATTTGGAACCGACGCAATAAACAGCCCACGGATTTATTCCGTGGGCTGTTTTACTATCTTGAAAGCTCCTCAATGTTCACGAGCCACTTCACAAGGATCTCGGTCAGAAACTCCTGCGTGGTGCAGCCCTCCTCATCAATGAGGGCGCGTACCTGACGATAGAGATCATCGGGGAGGTAGACAACGAGCCGGTGAGGCTTACGGCGGTTCGGGGCTTTGTGCCCGTCATGCTCACCGACGAAGCGCTCGGCCAAGTGCCGCTCGGCGGCGGGGAGGAGACGGACGCCGTATTTTTCGGGGTTATCTACCATGGACTGCGTTGCCTTGCCATACTTCGGGTACAGCTCGCGCAGGGCGGAGATCATATCTTTACCGGAAACGGAGTTGGTCTCCCGGAACTGCTTATAATCCATTGTTTTTCTCCTTTCGCTTTTCTAAGACGCGATATGTATCGCCATAGGCGGCGCGGCCGCAGAACTGGCAGGGCTTCTTCTCCGGAGCGCTTTTCGACTCGACCGGCTCAAGCTCCAGCAGCAGCTCCGTTTTGCACTTGGCGCAGAGGTAAAGCGTCACTGCACTGCCCTCCCTGTAAGAGAGTCGAGGGACAAGCCCAAGACCTCGGCGACCGAACAGGCGTCGAGCAGGTTCGGGTATGATTCGTCCGTTTCCCACTTATGCAGCGCTCGGACGGGGACGTCTGCGAGCTCGGCGATTTCCGAGAGCGACTTATGACTGCGGATGACGGCGGCGGACAGGAGCTGCCCCAAGGTCTTACGCGGAGTGCGCAGGGCGGGGACGATATCGCCGGGGGACACGCGCAGAGCGCCCGAAAGCTGCGCCACCGTGTCGGTATAGGCAGTGCCGCGGCGGAGGAGGCGGGACAGGTTCGACGGGTCTGTGCCGAGGGCACGGCAGATATCCGCCTGTGACAGGTCTTGCAGGCGCATTTCGGTTTTGATGCGCTTGACGTCAAGATCGTATTTCATCTTCCTGTACTCCCAAAGCCGTTGGAGCTGCGCTCGGTCGGGTCAAGGGCTTCCACCTGCTTCAGGGCAGGGTACAGGACGGGCATTATAACGAGCTGGGATATCTTGTCGCCCTTGTGAATATCATAGCCGACGGAGCTGTGATTATAGAGCTTGACTCGGATGGATCCGGTGTAGCCCGCGTCGATGACGCCCTCTGAGAGAATGTCATGCTTGACATTGAGGCCGGATTTGCTCTTTATCATGCCGACGGTTCCGGGCGGGAGCGCGATATGTACGCCGGTGTCGATGGTGATGGTATTGCCGCCCCAAAGAATGGTATCTATGGGGCTGAACAGGTCGAAGCCCGCGTCGAACTCGTGCGCCTGACGGGGCATATATGCGCCGGGGTCCAGGACTACTTCAAGCGTTGGTTTATACATGCTGTTCCTCCTTGACATTTGTATTTCTGCCGAGATTGCGGCGGGCATATTCGGCGAGGAGCAGCGCTTCCGCCATGCCGTCGTTTTCTATCCGGCATCTGGGGCTTGCCAGCAGCGACACGCCGGGGAAGAGCCGCTGGGCGGCACGGATGCTGGTGTGCTTATCGCTCGTGACGCCGAAAGCCTTTTTCCATCTCTGAGGAGGCACAAGCTCATACGGGAAGCGCAGAGCTTCGAGTATGCCCTGTATCCACCCGAAGCCGCAGCCGAAGTTAAACATGCTCGTGACGCCCTGTCCGGGCATTGCGGCGACCTTCTCAAGGGCGACTATGCTTTTACCGGGGTCTATATCCCGCAACACGTCGAGATAGCCGCGCTCGCTGAAGGGGACGGCGAAGGGGGCAGGGGCTTCCGTATCTATGCCGGCAAGTGCTCCTTTCTTGCCTGGGTCTATGCCGATATAAATCACTTATTCATCCTCCTATATGCACTTATCGAACTTCGTGCGGGCTTGTCGTATGCACTGGCTTACCCACTGGCGGGAAACGCCTATGCGGGCGGCTATCTCCCTTTGAGAGTAGCCGCAATAGGCGAGCTGCACGGTCTGACGCTCTCTGGCCGAAAGGGAGGCAAGGAAAGCCTTGCTGTCGAGCCAGCCTGTATCGGGCTGGACGCCGTACATCTCATGCAGGGGCGAGCCTTCTCCGTCCATCGCCTGAGCGTCGAGCGGGATAAGAGGCGCGGGCGGCGTCCTGTATTGCAGGTTGGCCATCATGTGCAGGCGGCGTATCTCGTTGAGGATATACCGCACGGCCAGAGCGTAGAGACTGCCGCGCGACGGGTCATAGGCGCAGCAGGCGCGCCAGAAGGCAAGGTGGGCTTCCTGCATGACGTCATCGTCAAAGAGATACTGCCGGTAATACTTCTTGACGACATCCCCGACGGTTCGCCGGTTTTCGAGGTAGAGCGCCTCGGCCTGCGCCCGCCCTGACGGGGAGGGGGGAACTGTGCTGTTACTCATCGCCGCGACCCCCTCCGATAATGACGGCCATTATCAAGGCGCCAAGCGAGCCGCCGAGGATAAACGCCGCGAGCGCCCATAGCCAATGTATCATGTGTTTCTCCTTTCTTCTTCAAGCCGTTGCATTATTTTGTCCTGCTCTGCTTTCGCAGTTGCAATTGCTTCCTCCCGCTTCGCGCGAATTACTTGTTCCATGTCCTCGCAGAACGCTTGCAAAGCAATGGCGTCGCGCTTGTTCTTTTCACGCTCGCGAATATTTGCTTCGGTGCGTTTTCGCCAATGTTGATATATGCGAGTGTCTGCCAGCGTCGGGAAATAGAATGTTATGCGTCCAGAACGGGTGTGATATATAAAGCCGCGGCAGAAAAACTCAAACCTTTCCGGCGCTAAATCATAGAATTTGCGAAAGCGAGAAAACGCCATTGTGGGTTGACAGCTGTCGTTATCTTCATCTGGCTTTCGGTAGTACATGGCAGCGAGGATAATTATAGCAATTGCGGGGGTTATTACCCAAAAAATCACTTCGAGCAGATGTCAACCCCGCCTTTCTCCGCGGCTGCAAAAGGCATCATTTTTCGTTGTTACCGAAAAGCGTCTGCATTCGCCATAGTCGCGTTTTCCTTGCGTATGTCTTTGCCACCGCTCGCAATCCTTGCACCGCACCACCGGCACTGCATCCACGGTGGGGGCAATATATTTCGCTATGTGGATGGCCTCTGTAAACCCCTCGGCTAAAGTGTTAAGGTGCTTTTCCCCTTCCCGTATCAGTTTCATCGTTTGTTTATATTCGGCATCTAACAGTTTTGGGAGCGCATCCACATCAATCAGCCTCATTTTCAACCCTCCAATACAAGCGTTGGCCGCAGTTCCCGCAATAGGAGAAATCCGAGCTGCTCTCGTTCCTGCAAACGGGGCAAAAACCACGCCGCGGATTATGCCCGCGCTGGTCAAGCGGTATCTTTGCAATCTGTTTTTCAATGGCCGTTGCCATGAGGCCATTGTCTGCCCGCTGCTTGAATGCCGCCAGCAAGCCCTCGTAAACGTCCTTAAAGACCTTATGGGTCTCGG